CCCTGTCTACGATCGAACAGTGTGGAAGCCGCCTGTTTGAGCTGCCGGAGGACGGTCAGCTGCCGTACATCATATTCGGAGTCGATGTTGCGAGGTTCGGGGATGATGAGACGGTAATATACCGGAACTCGAGGGGGAAGCTGCAGATAGTTGCAACCCGAAGGGGGCAGGATCTCATGAGAACAGTCGGCGATATTGTTCGCCAGTACAAGAAAGCGATCAAAGAATTCCCGGATTATCGAGGCAGAATCTATGTGAACATAGATGACACTGGTCTTGGCGGCGGGGTGACAGACCGCTTACGGGAGGTCAAAAGGGAGCAAAAGCTGAACAGGCTGTACGTTGTTCCCATTAACGCAGCTGAAAAGATCGAGACGGATACTAAAGCAGGGAAAGATGCCGCAGAGCATTACAATAACCTGACAACGCATATGTGGGCGACATTGAAGGACCTCAT